CTATACCATAATGATTAGCTATAGCAAATATGTAAGATTCATTCAATGGGGGATAAGTCCCTACTGAATATGCTGTAGCAATGTCTCTAAGTATATCATTACTCATAACTATATTACATTAAGATAGGTTTTTGTTTAGAACGCATAGTAAGAGTCATCGGTGTAATATTCCTGCCTGATGTAAGTGGTAGCATATCGGATAGCATCCATAGCATCATCGTACAGCTTCACAGGTTCATCCATAATCTGATCACCTATCTTCTTCCACTTATAATTCTCATACTCCTTCATTATCTGCTTATCCTCCTGACAAAATACTCCGAAGGTCTTAATGTTATCTATGCCTTTCTTCACTACCTTGTTAGCATTATGAACATCATACCCTGCAGTATTCATCTCTGCTATTATCTCAGGTCTTGAGTAGTCAGCCATGATTTCTATATTCTTATCCACATTCAATGCATCCATCTTCTCTATCAGCTGAGTAGTGGTGAGGTAGCTCTCATAGATTACCTTCTCAATGAAGATATCATTGTCACAGTAGTAGACTCTGACTAGAGCTGTGGGGTGATTGTATCCAAAGTCAAGCCCCATTACATACTTAACAAACTTAGTTGGCCTGTGAGCTATGAATGTCCAATTAGAATAGATGTTACTCTTACTGATAGCTTTCTCACCTAATGCATATATCTGATACATCGCCTCATCAGTTCTCTTTAAATCCTCTATCTGCTTTTTGATTGACTCAGGTAGGAATGGATTATCTCTGTAGGTAGACTTGATTAGGATGCTCTCCTCAGTTGGTAGGTCATAAAGCCAGGATGATGACTCAGAGGGATTGTAGTCAAAGATTAGCTTGTCTTCTGTTCTCATGTTCAGCTGAGTAAAGTCATCATAGAATAACTCATTAGCCTCATTACACCATGCCACATCTCTCTTTCTACCCCTAATCTTCTGCTCATCATCTACACTAAAGAACTCCACTATTGAGCCATTAGGGAATGAGTAGATATGCTCTGACTTGTTGTGATTGCTTATCTCATAGATGTCCATGCTCTTCATGATCTCTAGAAAGTCTCTCATGACTGTAGCTCTCAGTGCAGGGAATGTCTTTCTGATGATTGAGACTACCTTATTCTTATTCTGATAGCAATAGACTATTAACATCTGACAAAGGCTGTAGGTCTTAGAGCTTCTACTCCCTCCCTCATTGATAATGAATCTTAGTGCAGGATCAGTGAGAGCTGCATAGTTCTTTTGGAATATAACGGTACTATCTATCTCCATTGGCATAAGCATAAGCATAGGCTAGCATCTCCATCTGTCTAGCATCACTGATAATTGCTATCCTGTTTATCTTTATAGCTACCCCTTTCTTAGAATAGATGTAAGCCTCAACAGCTTGGCACATCATTTCAATCCTTTGCACTAGTAATGATGTTAACTTTGATTTCAGAGATATCCTTACCATTGGTAGTGATGTCCGATTTCTCAGTTAGATTGTTTAGTCTCTGAGTGATGGATGGATTGTATTGACCAACCATGCCACCCTGTATCTGATCGTTTCTGATTTCTCTCTTTATATGTGAACAGACTGTCCCATAGTCAGAATATCTATTATCAGTATTATCTAAATAATGGTGAACATCTGAGTAGTTATTATAGCAGAATACTTGAAAGCCATCTAATGTTAAAGGCACTCTCAAAGGCTCTGCTACCATCTCTGCAGTCTTTTGTGATAGCACCCATTTATGTCTAGGATTGTCTAGAGTATAAGCTCTATACTCCTCAAATATCTCCATCAGCTTCTCAGGAGTCTCTATTAGTTTTGTTCTACCCATTTCCTTGTCGTGTATAAAGTTTCTTATAATTCTTACTTGATTTCAACTTAGAGGTCTTACTCTTAGCATGAACACCTGGTCTCTTCACCTTAGGCTTTCTAGCGAATGATATGCTACTCTGCTTCTGTGCCATCCTCCTCAGTTACTTCAGGCTCAGGTATTGGTCCTTTGACTGCTTTATACTTCACTACTTTTGGCTCAGATACTGTAGGCTCTTCAAACATATAGCCTAGACCTATAGATACAAAGTAATCATATCTATTAGCATCTAAAGTAATCCTGTTACCTTTGTGGGAGATCTTAGCTCCAATGTACTCATCTTTAATTTTCATCTCTTAGGTTTTTTAAATCGGTTTTTATCTCTTGTATCCAATAATGAGCAGATGTAACAGGTATTCTGAAATATTCTGCCATTGCTCTAGCTGTACTGTATCCTTTGTCAAAGTAAGTCTGAAATACTATCAGCTTAATCCTATCTGTAATCCTCCCTCTATATGTCTCTATCACTGCCATGTTGTTCTGATACTGCATATCATCTCGTATCTTATCGTATAAATCCGTATCATCATCCATCACTATCGGCATAGTACTATCTGTAGCTGTTACTCTCTCTTGCCTATTAGTTAGTGATGTTGACCAAAGTATCTGCATCTTAATAGTATTTAACAGATATGCTTTGACCTTACCAGGATCAGTTACCTCTATATCTATATTACATAAATATAAAAAAGAGTTATTTATTACAGCATCAGCAGATATTGTAGATTTCATTCTTACTAGAAAATAATTAGTGTATTTCCTTATCTCTTTATAGTGAGCTGCTATGTAGTTATCAAGTATAGGTCTCATACCATTGCTTGAAATCCTTGAGCCATATCTTTCTTCTCACACTACTGCAGAAGCATTCCTTTTCATAACCAAGCAGCCTATCTTTTATAGCCTTGAGTTTTATTAGATTAATCTTATAGGATTGCTCTTTCTCAGCTAAACTGAATACCTGTTGTATTATTACTTGCTCAGCTTCTGTAAACATTCCTGTAATATAAACGACAATAGAGCCACAATAGTTGCCTGAGCAAAAGACCAGGTGCATAATAATGTTAGCCAAAAAGATACGCATTTAATACAGGTAGCAGAGGAATGCAGATACATTGCTAGAATGCTAGGTTTGAATTTGCTATAGATTGAATCAATCAGTAGCTGTAATGGCTCAAAGTTTACTAAAAACCATGATGCTGCAATGTAGGTTAGTATGTTCATGGGGTAAAAATAACAAAGGCAGCCATAAGACTGCCATAAAGTTATTGATTATTTAGATAATTTTTCCACCATTTGAGATAGAACTGCTCATTGACAGCCTTACCATTAGTGAATCTCCAAATGGAGCAGTAAGAGACTCCGATATCCTCAGCATAATGACTGAGCTTATATCTATTGGTGAGCTTAGACTTGGTCTCTTTGATCATGAAGTCCTTTAGGCTCTCACCTTTAGAAAGGGAGATCATCTGCAGGATTATCAGGTACATGAGTTGCAGCTGCAGTTAATAGATCTATCTTCCATAACTCTAATGAGTTGAAATGTTTATCCTGCCATTCTCTACCTCTCAGATTAAATGATGCCTCCACCTCTTCACCTACTTTATAGCCATCTAGTAGAGATGTTTTATCTCCTGTAGCTTGCAAGCTGATGTGTTGGGGATACTTTCCATCCTCTACTGTTATTACTACCTCTCTCTTAGAGAACTTCTCAGTAACTTGTACTGTCTCACCTATCACTTTGATAAGTCCTTTTACTTTGTAATCATTCATGTTATTGTTTTTATTAAATTATATACTCCTATTATTATCAATCCATACACTACTAGTGCTAGGATCATTGCCATTGTTTTCTCGGTCATACTACCTGCTCAGGGAATGGATTGTCTAGTCTCATTTTTGCTACTTCAATCTCTGCTCTTATTGTTAGAGCTTTTGCATACTCATCAGCCATAAGAGCTACAGTTGAGTGAGGATGTACGTACTCAGCTGCATAGCCATTTCCGATTGCTGATAGCAGTCCTTGCATTGCTGCAATCATTGCTTGTTGGTAAAATTCTTTTTCTGTCATTTTATTTATTATTTAATTGATTAATATACTTAACATAGTACTCAGTGCAGTGATGCAGCCTAACCTTTATCTCCTCCTCAAGCTCCAGGTCTCTACTGAAGAGTAGAGTAGTGATTCTCTTCTCAGGAGCTATATGATCTACCTGATGCAGTGATAAGTTCTCCCATTCATTCAATAGAGATGGATGAGTAGATACCATACAATAGACTAGACTAGCATAGTTCTTATTATATAACATCATGTAAGCTCTTAGCTGCCACTCGTAATCTTTATTCACACCCTCTTCTGAGGTAGCAGGGAACGTTTCTAATGACCATGATGTCTTTATGTCTACTATTTGGTCATCTAGTACTATATCAGCCTCTCCTGTGAGCCATTCGTTGTTCAGCCTCTCAGTGTTTTTAGAGTAGTTGCTGAACATTACAGAGTTGAATAGAGCAATAGAATCATTCTCTTGCAATTTGCCCTTATTAATATACTTGTTATTCAGCTCTACATTATAACCGTAGAAATCTTGCTTAGCTACACCTCTGATATAGCTCTTAGTAGTTTCAGATAGCACCTCAGACTTAGTCCGAGATGCTGTCATTAGTTTTCCGAGTGAAGATGGATGCCATTTCATAGTAACATAAGTGCTTTATTCTGTAAATCAGTTAGCTCAAAGGTCTCTCTTAGCTTAGGGATAGTAAACTTACCATCCTGAATAGATACAAGTGCCTCCTCAAATCTCTCCTTAGATAGTCCAGGCTTAGCTGCCTTAACAGGTACACTAGCTAGATTAGCATCATCATCAACAGATTGAAGCGAGCAAAGGCTGACCAATGTGTACCTACGGTAGTAGGTCAAACATGATCCCATTTGCTGAGGATTCAGTCCTGCAGGTAATTCCATACATGACTCTATTAACTCATTAGAATCTATACAGATTATCTGAGTGCATACATTATTGCCTTGAATAGGCTGTAAAAGTAGTAGACCATTCTCTAATAAGATAGGCTCTACTGCCTCAATGATTGCATTGATATCACTGTAGGACTTTTTAAAGTGGGGATTGGTAGCATTCTTAGCTACTTTGCCGATTGACTGCTTAGCTTTGTGTAGCTTTTGGTGCAGGGTTAGTACAGGTGCTGGTACTACAGCTTTTGTTTTTGTTTCCATAATATAGATTTAAATTTCAGTAAAGATAATCAATTATTTTATATCTGCAAGGAATTTTAAATAAAATATCATAAATTCATCAAAATTTCTAGCTATAAAGTATGTACCCCCTGCAGCTTCTACTGATTCCTGATACCTCTTCTGTACTTCTGACTGCCTATCCTTACCATATTTCACCTCAATCTTAACTGACCTACCTCTAATGGTGGCAGATATATCAGCTGAGCCTTTTGTACCTGTGCTAGGAGTATAAGTGCCTTTCAGTTGTCTAGTATTCTCACCTACCTGTATCTTCTTACCCTCTCTATAAACTCCCATTGTATTAATTCTCTCAGCTTGAAAGCCTGAATAGGTTAGAAAGTGAATGATACATTTAGTCAGAGCATTAGCTGAGTTATCATTCCAATCTGATGCTGTAATGTATGGCATAGTAGGGTGCTTAAGTGTGAGGTAGTTAATCTCTAAGGCTTTGAGGAGTGTTTTGTTTTCTTTGTTCATATCAATTATAATTTATACTATCCCATACATCAGGATCTCTTTGTGACTTAATCTCAAACCATCTAGCTCCATTGCTAGATCCATCTACATACTCCTTACCATTGTATTCTGCATACTTCTTACACCATTTATTAAATGTTCTGTTGGTCAGGTACTTCTTTTGGTCAGTGTACTCCGCTATAAAGTTCTCAAACATTGACACCTTATTCAATCTTTGGTCAAATCCTAAATTCTTATTATCTACCCATTCAATAAAATCCTGGCTTGTCTCATTGATAAACTTTCTTAGCTCTAGATTCTTAGCCTCAGATTCTACTAGACCATTCTCTAAGTAATAGTTTAGGCAATTAATCATGTAATGGTCAAACCTTGCCCATTCCTGCTCATCCCAATCCTCAAACAGCATAGAGCCAAATTCATCAAATGGAGTGTGATGAGTACCAAAGTAACTACTCAGCTCTACCTCAAACATCCTCCTCTTAAATGAGCCACCATCTGCTTTAATAGTGTAGTTAGTAGATATAAGTACTTTAGGTGAGTCTTTTACAGGTAGTTTAATAGCATCTCTACCTTTGTATTCAATAGTTAAGCCTTCAGTTATTATACTAAATAAGCTTTCAAAATTAAAGTTCTTTCTTACATCATCAAATGCCAGCACTTGGCAATCAGAAGATACAGTCTGATAGGGAAATGATTTATTTGAGTCAAAGGTCTTACCATCAATGGTGCTAACTTTTTTCATGTATCCAATAGCATTAATTAGAATACCTTTACCACTACCTCCATTAGGATTGTCTGAGATAGTTTCATCATTGAGAATGATTGCCTTATTATTAGCAGATGTCTTATAAGAATGTAGCATATAGCCTATGATGCTCTTCATAGTATCATATCTCTCTACCTCCTGCCCTGAGATAAACCAAATGAAAGACCTAAACATTGACTCATGGTGATCAGCATCTATTAAATCTCTATCTATTATTTGATTATTCCATACATATCCTTTAAGCTCTGAGTATTCATATATCTCATGGTGCTTAGCAAATACTTTGACAGCTGCATTTTTATAGTAAATCATACCATAGTCAATACCATCCCTCTCCATCTCTACATTAGCAGTATCTATCATGCTGAGGTATTGAGGAGTAAAGAGTTTAGACTTCTCAGCTACAGCATCAAAGACAGGAATGCGATTTGATTGCACCAGGTACTCCATTACTCTATCTTTGATTTGAAACTCAGATACATGATTAATAAAGTTCTCATTCTTAGTTATAAAAACAAAGGTCTTAGTATTAGCTACAGGATAGTACTTATAGTACTGTAGGTTCTCTAGAAATAGCTTGAATCGGTATGGTATAATTAACACATCACCTTTAAAATCATATTTCCAAAACTCATCTACTTTAATAACCTCCTTTATAGTCTGAATCTCTGACTCTATATTCTCTTTATTGTACTCTTTAAACTCCTCTAAGATAACAGCATCAGACTTACCACTTAAAACAAAGTTAATCAGCTTATCTTTTTTCTCTTTGTCTTCAAATTGCTTACTGTTAAAGTTAGCAGTCTTTTTATAGGCAGAATTTATCAGAGCTAGTATCTCTACAGATCCAAAATCTTTCTGCTCAAATCCTATCAGATAATTCTGACAAGTCATTCTATCCACTCCAAAGTCATTGAATGCTGCTGCTAATTTGTAAAGTGAGGAGTTTCTATTTTGTGAATTATACTTCTTTTTAAACCAAGTCATCAGCTTATTAGCTATCTCATCAGTATCTAATACCTTAATGTTAGTAATACTACCCACCTCACTAGTTTCAAATGGGATAACATCATAGTCAATTATAAAATTAATAGCATCTAAATTAACATAGATATCAGGATCATAAGATTCAAAGCAAGCTCTAGCAATATCTTTCCCTGATTCATCTACTCCATTGAATACTGCAGATATCTGCTTAAAATACTCTTTGTATTCTTTGTCATCTTGTACTATTGGTATTTTGACTAGAGCTTTCACTCCATTGCCTGATGGTGATGTCCAACAGGCAAAGATAGATTTGTGAGCTTTCAGTTCTACAATCAGAGCAGGGATATCCTGCACCTCATCAAAGTCTAAAGTCAGTAATCCTGATGCCTTTCTTAAAGATGCATTATTTCTCTTACTGAAATCACCTCCAAAAGTAACAACAGGCAGCTGCATCTTAATGGCTTTCCTTTCCTCTTTATCAGTAGAGAATCTAAGGTCTTTACATAACTGCTCAGACTTGCCATTCTTAATCCTATCTAGATAGAATCCTACATCCTTATTCTGATAAGGTGATACATCCTTAATTGATTTGTAAAAAGTTACTTTCATAGTATAAATAAAAAGTGAGAGTCCCTGCTTAACACAACCGCCAGGAGGAATTGCAGGGATTTATACTCTCTAATGTTTTTTATCATGGCGATTATGTTGTTTGCAAATGTAATAAATTAATTTATAATTGATACTAAAGTGCAAAAATAAATTATTTGTGCTGTTTTGTGCTATTATTTGTGCTGTCTAAACTCCTATTGTTATTGGGCTGTAGAAGATTAGAACGAAAAAACACTTTTTTTTTCCAAAAACTGTTCACCCCCCAATATGAAAATAAATTTTTTTTTTATTAAAAATATATTGTAAATAAAAATATATATATTATAGAGTATAGGGATGTTAATTGTACTTTCGTTCTAATTCTCTGCAAGTCAATATCAGTAAGGGAATTATACAGCACAAAAAAAGCCCCGAAGGGCTTAAATTATTTCAGCTAGTTCTTTAGCTGTCATATATTCTTTAAATTTATTGACCTTATCATATTCCCAAGGCATCTGAATCCTCACATTTATGTAATTGAATTTCTCTAATGCTGAGACTTTGTACTTATCCTCATAATCTAGATCATCTGCAGCTTGCACTAATGGCTCTATCTCATGGAGATATACTTTATCATGCATCCTAGACCATCTCCTGTGCATTCTGATACCATGTATAACAGTAGCATGATGTCTATTCATAAGCCTTCCAATTTCACTAAGTGAGAGCTTACATTTGTTTAGCCTGTACATTACATAGTATCTCTTATAGACATAGGCTCTATTCCTAGAGTTGGTAGCTAGTTTATACTTTATAATTTGTTCTTTTAAAAATTTTAGTTCTGTCATAATAACTTAGTTTGAGTCACTGACTTAAATAGATCCGATTGAGACTCCATTACACCTGTAGCATTAATGAAATCAATCTCTACTTTAGCAGATTGGATTAGAGTACCTGCGAGCTGAGAGATAGCCTTAGCTTTATCCACCTCCACATTTACCTGGTCTGTTGTTAATGTTTCATCGCTCAATCTCTCGAGAGCCATAAAGATGTGATCTCTTAAATCACTTAATTTGTTTTGTGCCATTGTTATTTATTTTATTTATTAGTTTACATTTTAATCTCATTACCTGTTGTAATTCTTTAGGCAATCTCTGTATGGTATTTCTAGCCATATTCTCTTTTTTAGTAATCATTAGCAGATTATCAATATCATTATTTAGATAATTACCATCTTTATACACTACTACCATCCCCTTAGGAATTGGTCCATTGTGCTGTTCCCAAGTATATCTATTGAGGAGTTGCCACTTTGAATCTGCTAGCTTAATATATTGGTACATTTTACCTCCTGTATCTTTCCTTTGATGGATAGTACCTATAGGCTGAGTATTTACAGGCTTAGAACCTTTCTTAAACATAGTGTGAGCCACTTTCTGATATAATTCATTGGACATTTTTTGTCCTTTGTTAGGAGGTACACTGCCTTTCTGAAATTGAGTAGCTTTACCACCTAGATATCCTGCAGGAAATTGTGTAGACCTAAGATAAACAGGATCTTTCTTAATACCCATAGCCCATGCTCTATTATAAACTGATGACTCACTAAGTCCTAAGTCATCTGCTATCTTCTTAGTAGGCTCAAATGGATACCTTTCTCTGATAATATCATTCATATCTCTTCAATTAGCATTATTAAATCATCATTTTTCTGAATGAGCTGCTTAACATGATTACGATCATAAGCCTCTACTATCCTAGTCACTAACTTTACAGGACCATTCCAATAGTCAAAGGTCTTGAATACTACTTTATACATCTTCATTGCTATCATTTTTAATTGGCACATCTAAGCCATACATTAAATCAAACATTGCAAAATCTCTATTTGCATTCCTCTTACTACCCTCATAATTTTGAAAGTACCACTCTCTAAATTGTAGGTATTTTTGGTGAGTGTAATCACCATTAGCTATTTGATCCTGGACCTTAATAGCTAGCTGTGTGAACTCAGTCATTGGATTTATTGTTTATGACTTGTAAATACCTGAGGTATAGAGGCAGATTAAATCCACCTCTTATCTCTTCTGCTGTTCTTCTGCTAGTCCAAAACTTTATAATTGCGTTGATTGTCATAGCTTAGACTTTAATAGATTAAGATTTGCATCACTTAGAATAAACAGGGACATATCTCCATCATCAGTCTCTGTAGCATCATAGGTAAATGGCTCAATAGTACCTGATATGTATACATCACTATCATAGTCAGTAGTCCAATTAGAAAAATAAGTATTGTCTCTTTTGTATAAGTCTATAAAATTCATAATATAAGTTCTAAAAAAGTGAATAAAAATAAGATTGATAGTATTACAGTTGTAACAATAAGCATAGCTATAGCAAATGCTTTCTCTTCAGCTCCTACAGGAGTAAAATAATTAATTAGTCTCTTCATTGATTTTATCTATTAGGTTAATAATAACTACCCATTGAGAGTGAGCTCGTTTAGTAGCAGGATCTTCATTGCCAAAAGCATCTCTCAGCTCTACAGCCTGGTCATACAGTGATGCCTCCTCAGCTAGAATAATCTTCATAATTTGTTCTTTGTCCATGTGTAAAAGTTTTTAATTGTTGATAACTATACGCCAAAGATATTAAAAAGTTTTATAACTGCAATAAAAAAGTGTAATTTATATTCATTCTAAATAAGTAAAACACTTAATTAAGGTGAATTTTACTTAATAATGTATTATTATACAGGTAAAACCCTTAAAATCTTTGCTATTATTAAGGTTATAACCATAAAAAGTCCAATTTATTAATTAAAAAACGGGACATAATCTAAAGTGTTACTTTGGAATTACATGATAATCGGAATTATACCGATAATGTAAAGCATATCTAACAAAAGTATTGTTATTTGTAAACTTTATTTAGCATTATTCATGCAAAAAAAAAACAGCTACAAGGCTGGGTAGCTTATAACTGTCTTTCTTTAACATGGAAACAAGTGCTAAGTTAATGTTTATATTTGAATTTCAAAAAATCTAAGTAACTTTTATTATTTATTTTATAATATTTTTTGCAATCATCACATCTCATCCAATGATGGATAGTACCTCCTGCAGTCACTACCTGTTTATTATATCTTACATTGTAATTTGTACATTCAGGACAGCAGAACTTTTCATCTCCCTCCATTACAGCATAATGAGTAGATGGAGTAGTGTAGGAATTGAGTTTATTGAATACAGCTTCTAGGACAGTGACATCCATTTTGCAATACTCTACCATCTTATCCATTGCCTGCTGATCTTTCTTAAATACTATATCTTTCCACAGGTCAAGTCCTCCTGTATCCATCTTTTGACCTACTCCTAAATATTTAGCTATATAGTCTAGTTTGTTTGAGTTAAAATTAAAGTACTTTCTAGCCCATTTAAGAGTGTCAATAGTCTTAGGTGAGGGCATAACATCAATACCATGTAATAAAGCTCTTGTACGCAACCATTTGAGGTCAAATCTATCCCCATTATGAGCCACAATTTCATCTGCTTGAGCCATAACTTTGAGGAATGCTTTAATCATTGCCTTATCAGATTGCTTTTTATCCCAAGTTAGGAATTGTACATCACCCTCTGACTCCCATTTATAGCAGATGCAGATAATAGCTCTCTCATGAATAATATCACCTGGATTGATAGTGAGGTTATATCCTGACCGCCAAAATATACCAACATTGAATGATGTCTCAATGTCAAAAAACAGTCTTTTTCTTACCATAAATATTTATCCCTAGCAAATTTAAAGAGATATGATAGCAGTAAGCCTATGCCTACCCCTACAAATAACAGGTTAAGATTGCCTCTAGTTCTAGGTCTTGTGGCTTTAGCCTGTGCTTTCTGAACTATCCTATCTTTGTAGATAGTTTTGACCTTTAGTCTATATTCTATTTTTTTATCTAGTCTAGTCTTAGGCACATAGACAGTATTATATTTGATGATGGTATCTTTGGTAGTGATGAATTTTTCCCACACTATGCTATCATGAATGATAACAGGGATAGAATCTAAAGTTGTGATTCTTATAGTATCTCCTGTCTCTTCACAGCTATATCCTTTCTTAATAGCTTTGTTGAGATGGTATTGTGCAGAGCAGCTGCTGAGTAGTAAGATTATAGCTAAGTATCTCATTATTCTTTTATTTCAAAGTGCATCCAATCGTAGTTTTTCTCTCTACCTAAAGATATAAATCCATGCTTATAGAATATATCTATCATTGGCTTATACTCAGGTCTTGCAAATCTTGCAGTTTTCGATGATTCTTTGAGAAGATTTCTAGCAGGATCTAAATCAATGGCTATTCCCCATGAGTGCATGGATAGTGCTGTACCACCCCTCATCTTTCTATAGTTAAAGCATCCACCGAATAAATCAATCCCTAACTCCTTAATCTTATCATAGCCATAGGTAGCTAGAAGCTCATTGAATACAGCTGTAAAGTTATCTGCCACTAACTTATGGCACATCATAGTATTGACAGTGCTGTCTAAGTCCCAAGCTATTCTCATTGGATAAGGTAACTTAATCTTCACTAAGTAACCTGCTCCTGTTACATTAGCTGTACCATATTTAGATGTAAGTTCCCATCTAGTCATTTCAGTTTGTTTAGGTCCTCTTTAACTTCCTTAGCTCTAGCAAATAATGCCTTTCCACTTTGCCACAGGTCCAAATGGTAGACTTGCTTGTATGACTCATTGATAGACATCACCTCTATAGAAGCTAGTACCAATGCCACTACTTTA